GAGAAAATTCGCAAACAAAGAAAGAAAGAAAAACAAGAAAGATTGAAAAAAGAAGCGGAAGAACAACAATTGAGAAACACAATCATGAGAGCGGTTCAACCTCCAAAAGAACATAATCCATTCGCCGGTTGTTACTAATTATTTTAACTTGAATCTTCGTTTATAAGCTTGAATATTTTTCTTTAAATTTGTAGATGCCCCCCATAATATATAATAACTTAAATAACCAGCCGACATATAGTCGCCCTTCTCTAAATCTTTTTTGTGACGATCTCTGTATTTACTCCGTCTTGATTTGTCTTTGTGGATTGTATAATCTGAATATCTATCGTCACCAAATTGTGTCGTTTTTATCTTCTTTCCGGAATCGTCATAAAATATGGCTTTGAGCTTTTTATTTTTCGCCGTACCTTTTTCAATAGTCATTTTCATATTTATATTATATATGAAAAGATAAAAATATATGTTATAAAATTTATTTTAAACTCTGAAATCCATCTTCATCAACTTCAACATCATAATCACTTTCTGATGTGGCTGAACCTTCACTATCACTTAATCTTTCTTTCTTTACAAATTTTGGTGGTTTGTAATCTTCGTCAATCTTTACATGTTCTTTTAATTCTTGAATTAAATCTGGTCTTCCAACCATAGCTAAAATTGAAACAACATCTTCAAAGTAACTTGGATCCATATTATATTATAAACATAGAAAATAATTTTGATAATTACGCACAAAATACTTTCCAAATTTCGGAATATTCAACATCTGGATTTTTCGTCAATTCTGCAACTTTATCCATAAATGGTTCAACCTCCCATTCTTTTGTAAACTTACAACATAACAAATCATCAAAAAAAGAATAATCTTTTTCATCATCTTCTTCTTTAATCCATAGTTTTCTTATCTTCTGAACCTCCGAAACTTTTTCAACAAAATCATGTGTTGGAATCCACTTATCGGTCATTTTATATATTATTATATTATATTTTATTTGAAATTATAAATTTTGTTTTTTTTCATCTTTTTTATCTGGATTCAAAATTTGTTGAATAATATCTGTTGGCGTTCTCTTTAATTTTGTTATTTTGTAAATAATGGCCGAAGTCAAATCAACATTTGCATATTCTCCATCTGGATCATGAATTGATGTTGTAATATCTGACAACATAGTTTGTTTTGTGATAGTGAACGACAGCTCACTTGGATTTCCCAGAAAATAGTCACGATTGGCTGAATACTTATCCACGACACAACAAAGTGGAAGTTGTGAACCAGTTGGATTTCCTCCAATAGTTGAATAACCTTCAATAATTGAACTCCTTATTTCATAATAAGGTTTAAGAACAGATTTTTGAATATCAGTTGCGACAATAGAAGTTGATTGAGTTTTGATTGTAATCTCTGGAAAAAATGTGAGTGGAGTTCCAATCGTTCCTTTTGGTCTAAATGCATAATGATTGACCGCACTATCTCCACTCCCAGATGTATGACTTAAATATGTTTCATATTCAAAAATATTTTGTGGATATGGAAGGGAAGTATAATACATGTTTCCACCGAATAAATTTCCAATAAGTACTTTTGAATCTGTTGAAACTATTTCCGCATTTGTTGTTGGACGATATAAAGCCGAATTATTATCATTATTGACACGATTTTTTAATGTGTTTAATTCAGAAACAGAAGAGTTGACGGCTGAATAATCAAAACCTAAAATATCCCAAAGATTATCTTCCCAATTTTCTTCATCATATCCCCAATTATCTATATAGATTCCACCATGTGAATCAAATATTGAAAATGGTTCAACATTTTCATTTCCAGCTTCAAAATTATTTGTGTTTAAACCTCTATTTGTTGCATTTCCTTGAACTGAATCCGGTGTTTCTGGATAGACACCAGCCCTATAACCTTGATTATATCTGTTATATGGTTTGAAAGTTGGAGAGAAACCAAATTGTGGTGGTCTTGGATTTATCTTGTAAACGACAGCGTTTGCGTCCGCATTTATTGATGGAGCTATAACTCTATTTTGTGAAGTTGGAATTTGAGTTTTTGAATTGATTGCGGTCAATTGACAACCGGCCATCAATCTATCTCCAACATTATTCGCTGTGTGAAATCTTCTAATTTCAAAACGATTTGATGTGGAATTATAATCAAAAGCTGGATTATTGGCTCCAATATATGTCATCGTCTGATATGGTGTCATGTCAATTCCAGCGTTGGACGCATTCACATTGACAATGATATTTGATGTTGAAGATTTTTGCTCTGTCGCCACATTTCCGGCATTGTTGATTATTCGCACATCAACACCAATATCTCTGTCACTATATCCACAATATGGTGTGATGATGGCTGTTGAAAATGCCGATGAATGCAAATCAAAACCAATCCTTCTTTTGTTTTTGATTGCGGTTGTATTTGGAAAACTTCCACTTTCTGTGAATAAACTTTCAGCCAAACCTCCTCTGTGTCGTGTGTCTATCATAATATAATGTTTCCGAACCAAAGGCCCTCCGCTCGGCCCTTCAAAAACAGTGGCTGGTCTGGCGAAACCCATCATGAGTGGATCATTTACAAAATCAAAATCTTCCGCTTCAACAAAATCATTCCTTGTTGAATCATCGTACACAAAGAAAACAGCCGAAGAACATTTATTGACATTTTCTGAACCCACTTCAATTTTGAAATGGTCTTCTCCAAGTTGTGTTTGGCTTGGAGATTCTTCGGTGTTTGATGTATAAACATTTATATGTAAAAACCTTGAATTGTCTTTATCTGGATATTCAGCTCCATCTGGTGTTAAATCAACTTCATTTGGATCATAATCAACACTATCTTTCAAAGAATCCCAAATTTCCGGATACAATCTTTGTGCGTCAAAAAATTTCAATAAAGATTCACAATTTTCTTTTGTATATTCTACATTTAAAATAATTGGATTTTCTGCATCAACCAATCTTTGAGGTGGATCAAAGTTTTGAATCTCAAAGACAATTTGAAGTCCCTTGAAATAATCACCTTCAAACCAATCTGTCAATTGGATTCCATTTTGAATGATTGGAGTTGCTTTGATGACTTGTTCTATCATCATATCTTTTCCGGCTTCATATATTTCTGGTCTTTTAATTCCAATATATCCAAAAGTTGAAATATAATCAAGATTATTTTGTGTCACTTGTGCCGTTGAAGATACAACACCAGAAATAAAAGATGTATAAGTACCATTATTGAAATTATATAAATTTTGAGCGTCAATTGGTTTATATGTTGTTGATTCAGTTATTTTTGTAATGGTTCTTTCAAAACCAGCTGAATCCAATATTTTAAAATTAACTGGCTTCTTTGTTTCTGTCAATTGTTGTGTCAATTGATTTGCGGTTGCACTCGCTGTGTTAAAACCTTGATTGACACTTAAATCAATTCTTTCTCTAACTCGTAAATAATTTCCTTCGGAAAATATTCCATTCACAGAATCTTGTGGATACATGCGAGTGACTTGTGCGTTTTCAAAAACAACATCAGATGAATATCTTATTTCATCTTTGATAAATAATGTGAATCGTGTATTATCAACTCTTTGTTTATATTGTGAACCACTTGAAATATTTCTTTTCACCCAATCTTCTGTCACATATAAATTTGGATTAATTGTATATCTACACAATCCATCATTCTCTTCATCTTCTCTTGTGTAAAAATTTGAATTTGATGCGGGTTGGCCTCTTGTATAATCACCATGAGTGAATCTTCTTGGTTGTTGAATATAATTTGGATATTCATTTGATGTAATATAATAACCAATAATCATTGGAGCGAGATTATCTTTTAAATCAACTTCTTCATTTTCTTTTTTAAAAGTTGTAATAGTTCTATAATTTCCAAGACGATAATTTGGATCAAATGATGTTGATTTCGTGTAAAAAAAATCACTTTTTTGAATATCTGTATATGTACCAACTTTATTTTTTCCCTTCACATTTCCTTTAAACTCAATTGTTGATGGATTACCGGCTCCGACTTCTGAAATAAAAGCCCTATCAACTGAAACTTTATCACCAACATTCAATCGGATCGTCTGTTGCAAAGGGTTTGTAAATACAGCGGGATTTGAATTATTATTGGATCTCGCTTCAACTGACGATGACCTATTACAATTTATCAGAGTTATATCAGTATATTCGCTCATATTTATATTATGAGTATATAAAAAAATAGATTAAAAAAACATATTAAAAATTATATCAAGTTTTTATCAAGTAACATCTTAAATTTTGTTTCATGTTTCTCTTTGAACTTTTCAACATTATCTTTTTTCAGATAATACTTATATAAATTTTTAGCTGAAATCAAATCCTTGTTGTTTTCATATTTTTCTTTTTTCTTATCTTTGTTTTTTTCATAATGAGCTTTGGCTCTGGCTCGGTTCTTCATAATAAAATCTTCTTTATTTTTCACAACTTCATGATAATATTTATTTTCTCTCATACGCTTTTTTTTGTAATTTTCCAAAATCCTTTGAATTTGTTCTTCTGATAAATCCATTGTATCTATATATTTATCATAGATAATTTTTTAAATGATTTAACGAACTAATTTTTTCCGAATGTGGAAACAAATGATTGTCTTTCCATTTAATGCCGTGCAGAAAGTTTCATTATCATAGACAATATCAACATCAAAAGAATTTATATATAAATCTTCTGGATTGTTTAAATCAATATATGTTTTTTCATGTGGTTCAAAATATAAGGCCCCAGTTTCATTTCCTCCATTATCAAATCTTGGAAGATGAGCGACTATTTTTGAAATAGATCCTTGTCTCGCATTTAAAGAAGTTTGTGTGAAATTATTCAATCTCACAAATAGAGAAGCTCCGGAAGTAATTGTTGGAGCTTTGATACTCTTGATTATTGTGATAAGATTATCTGACGCACTATCTGGAACAGATATTGGTCTTCCACTGAAACCAAATGACATTTGAGAATTTGCTTGATCTGTTACATCGGCTCCATATTCAAGAGATTTTGCGGTGATGATTGTGTTTTTGTAATCTGTCATTCCACCAGATGCATTCACACCTTTTGGAGCTAAAATAGTTCCGGCGACGCTACGACTATTCCACGGACGAGATTCAACTTGTTCTGCGAGAGCTTCTTCCCCATTAAACTCAACCTTTCCCCACCAATTATGTTCCATATAATTCGTATCAGTATAATCTGGATAATTTGTATAATGTTGAAGATTTTCAATTGTTAATGTTTTTCCAGTTCCTCTGGAACATGAAAAGGTTGGAAATAAATTCCATTTCGCACAATTAGTTGGATTCATAAATTGGTTCTTTGTTGCGGCTGGTTTTGTTCCACCTTCACCATCATCTGTACTTCTCATGGTCGTGAAATCACATAAGATTTTGTAAGCGTCAGAAGCGTTTCCAAGTTCAATCTTTATCTCTTCATTTTGTAATGTGAAACGAACTTTTTGATAAGAACCATTATTTGTGGCGATGTCATATTGTGTTCCAAAATTTGGATTATGTGAACCATAATAAACAACTTCATTCATACATATTCCACCATTAGAAGATGTCCCAGATTGGAAAACATATAATAAATCACCACTTCTAACTATACAAACATCATAAAAGCCTCGTCCTTGCATTCCGGTTTCAAAAAAAGCCCCATTTTGATTTGCTGCGAAATTGTAATGGTTCGGAATACTAATTTGTGCCCCCAAAAGCTCTTTTTGTGTATTGATACGAGATAAACCAACAATAAATGGATTTCTTGATCCAGCTCCACCAGTATTCAATCCATTAAAGTTCATTATACATGTTCCGTTGTTTTGAGATATTGGTTGAATTCTTGTTTGAGCGTAAAAACCATTTTTCCCAGTTGATGTGATTGTTCCAGCGGAAGTTGTGAAACCACCTTGTGAATCAATAGAAATATCTGTGAAACTATCTCCAATAGATGCATTATTTTTTGTGGTCTTTGCGGTCTGTTGTGTGAAAGTCCATTTATAACCATCAAACGCATTTGTTGCCGATACATAGTTTGGTTCAACAACAATATTTGCGGTCACTGGATTTTCTCCGGTTATGAGTGAAGGGTGAAAAGCTGTTTCTGCAAATGATTTTTCAAGATCATTTGCAAAGTCTGTTGTATTTCTTGAAACTCTTTTTCCATCTCTGAAAGCTGTTCCAGTACCACCAATCCCAAAAAATGGAATAGTGGTTGATGATTCAATATTTTCAATTTCTGTTGATGCGTCTCCACCAATTGGAGTTCCAAAATAATGACAATAAGTTGTGTTTGTTCTATCAACAACCAATAAAGAATTCTTATTAATCTTGGCCGATTGAAGAGCTATTTCAGAATTGGCTGGAATCTTGTATGTGTTACGCAATGCGTTCTGATATGAGAAAGGCTTGAATGCATTTGATTCATCAATCTCGTCTTGTCCGATATTAGAGGTGACAATTAAACTCATTTTATATTATATTAATATAAAAATATTTTCTAAATTTTAAAAATAAAATTATATATTAATATTATAAGATGGCGAAAAAGTTAAAAAAAAAGAAAGTTGTTAATGTTAAACCAATTGAAAATCATGATAATATTCAATTAAATATTAAAAAAGAATTAGAAAAAGAAAAAGAAGTTAAACCAAAAGATGTTTTCCAAAATTATCCAACTAAAAAAAAGACTAAATATTAATCTGAATCGTAACAATAATCAGCTCCATCATCAAAGACAATTCCATCATCATCTTCTTCAACATCATACTTATATTCATATTGTTGAAGATGATTCCATTTTTTTCTCGCTTCATCAAGAGATGGAAGTATCATGAAGATACGACGATTTTTCTTCAATTGTATTTGTTTATCTTTGAATAAATCATCAAGACAATATTTTTTAATATCTGCATAAAAACGATTATCTTGAAATTTTCTTGTATCACTATTGATTGACATATAAACTTCATAAAGCCAAGATTTCAAATAAGCTACACCTTTATTTCCATTTTTATCTTTTGTTGGAATCCCACATCGTTTTCTATATCCTTCATCGTAACTATCTTGACGATGAAGTGTTCCCCATTCAATAAAATCATTTTGATATGTGAAACCTCCATTTTGCATAACACTATTCCACCACGACAAAACACTATTCCAATTTCTCTCCACTTGATTTTGAAGAAGGTCTGTCTTCTTAAACTTTCTTGGATTGAAATCAGAAATATCTCTTTCATATAGAACTTTGGCGAATGATTCAAGAGGGCTTTCAAGAATTGACTTGATATAATCATCTTTTTCTTGTGAATCTACAATTCCAGATAAGAAATCATTCAATTCTAAACAAAACATTCTGCGTGATTTTGCGTCAGCTCCACAAAACCAATCGTTGTTTGTTGTGATAATATAATTCGCATAACATGAAATAATATAGTTTTCTTTATTTTTCTTGTTGATAGTTTGACGAGATTCTGTGATTTTATTTTTGACAACACCTTCTAATTGTTTATCTCCACCCCAGAAGGCTTCATCAAGATTGACAAGAATCTTTCCCTCCAATTGTCCGTTGAAATCTCCGAATAAAAATTTGGCGTTTGAGTTCTGACAATAATGAGTGTCTCCAATAATTTTTCCAATCTTATCAAGAATGAAACCCTTTCCACCACCTTCGGCTGATTTCAAAGCCATCAAAACTCCCATTTTGATATGAGGTTTTTGAATAATATGTGCGAGATAATTCATCACATAATTGTATGAATCTTCATCTCCATTACACCAAGATTTCTTAATATGATTGAGAACTGGTTCTGCAAGGGTTTCATCTGCGTCTCTACAATCTTCATGTTTTATTGCGTAACCATTCCAAAGATTGAAAATATCAGACGGACAATTATCTCTTGGATCAAAGTCAATCTTTCTGACTTCTCTTCGGTCACTCCACATACACCATTCTTTGAATGGATTGATTTGTTTATTTTTGGTCTTTTCTCCGTCTTGATATGTGAATGTGAATATCTCTTTTTGAAAATGGTCTTTGGCTTTTGTCGGCCCTTTCAAATACCAGCACTTGTCCCATTTTTCTGTTCCATCTTCATTCACAATAATCTTCTTATCCATAATAATATAATCACCAGTTTCACGAGTAAAAATTAAATTTGTATTCATCACTTTTAACATTTCATTTATCGCACCTTTGATGAATATTTTCTTTGAAGGTTTTTCTTCATCTTCTTCTGCATTTTGTTCCCAAAATTGAAGTCTCTTTTTATAATTATTTTCAAGAACTTGTTTGAATAAAGCCTCTAATGTATCAAGTTTTTCTTCTTCTGGTGGTTTGTACTTATTCTTTAATTTGCGAAGATATGTCAAACCAAGTTTGTTTCCACCATCATCATTTTTGAATGATTTCCATTTATAATTAATATCTCTTTTTGTTGTATTGTTTTTGAATCCATCATAATCTTTTGAAAAATCTTTATATAATGCAAGTCCAATCGCATCACCTTCTGTAATATTATGAAGAGCCATTCCAATTTCAATCCATGTTTGATATTCATAGCATTCTTTGTTTCTACAAATATCCAAAATATCTTGAAGTTCTTTTGAATCATATTTGCGTTTTGGAACTTCAATTGGATCAAACTCAAAATCATCATCATTTTCAACATTAGCTTTTGGAGATTGTGGTGGAGATGATGGTGGTGACATGTCTGGAAGATCTTTTGCATTTGGATTGGTGAAATCATTTGAATGAAAGAAATGTTTCAATGGTTCTTTTATGTGACTTGATGCGACTTTCTTTCGTTCATCTTTTGGTTTGTGACACAATATCATTCTCATCAATCCATTCTTCCGATATATTCCTTTATCAAACATCATAATTTCTTTTGGATCATTTTCCAAATAATTGTTTTCATCTTTAAATTTTATGTTATATAATTTATGTTTTGCGTTAAACTTTCTTAAATCATCAATAGTTGTTTCATAACCATTCATAACAAAATGAAATGATATTGCGAAACCATTTTTTGTTTTCTGAACTCCACCTTCTTGATATTTTTTTTTCTTGTCACCGTGAGAACAAGCCACAGCGATGTCTGAATCTGGATATAATGGTTTGAGTACTTCAAGGGTTTGTTCCTTAATACTTTTAATGAACTTTACTTTCTTTGTCATACTTGGAATATTCTTTTCTTGAATCATTATATCAATATCATAAAATGGTTTTATTTTAGTATCACCCAACAAATTTTCAAATAGACATGTTGGAGTTTGTTTACATTTTTTTATAATTTCATCAACTTGATCTTTGTTATAATCAACTGGATTCCATTTGTTCCAATTGGCGTCTGTATCATAATTGAATGCAACCAACTTAATCATATTATTATTATTATTCATTTTAATCTCTTTGATTTTATTTCTCAAATTGTTTTTAAATATGTTTTTTCTATCCATTTATATTTTAACATAGAAAATAATTTCAGAGAAATACCGCAAAAATGAAAACTTAAATATTCAAAAAATAATGGCCTTTAAATTTGGAACAATTGAAACATATTATTTCACAATGAAAAAGTGTTTCTTCAAATATATCAATTGGAAGAGAAATAATTGAATCAATTGGCGGATATGTATCACGGATTTTTTTCCATCTTGAACTATTGATTCTTTGATTCAATCTGAATCCCATCGGACATATCATGATAATTGGAATATTATTATCAACCAATTGCAATACTTTATCCATAAAAACTTCAACGGCTAATTTTCTTCCAGTACCAACATTGAATGGTGGATTCATTATAACAAAATCGCAATCAATATGTTCTGTCTCTTTTAAAAAATCAGTTCCTTCTTTTATTTCATAATTGATAATATCACAATCAAATCTTTTTGTTAATCTTCTATCACCACAACATGGATCAAGAATACATTTCGGATTGTAATGTTCTTTAATTAAATAAAATAAAAATTCACAAACCCTTTCATCTGTTGGTGTGTCATTTCTTTTTTTTCCTTTATTATCTTTTTTTATATAAACACTCATTTGTTAAATGCAATATTTTAATTATTAATCTTAAATAATACATTTTTATTCAAAAAAAATAAGAAATAATCAAATATTATACCTCTTTAAGTATTCTAATTTAACATTTTACCATAAAACACTTAAAAAGATACAATAATTCCGGAATTATTACTTCTTTATATCCTTTTTTTAGTATAATTCAAGTTTATTTCCATATATTTGATATAAAATAGACATAATTTTGGATTATTAATACTTAAACAATTATTATTTTATATATTTAATATATAGAGAAAATGATTCGCAATGGTTCAGAAGGTTCATTGAACTTATATTTCAAAGGCTTGTTGATTTCTTCTTATCCCTTAACAAAGAAGAAAACATTTGAAAGATATTTTTATCAAGGCGAATATCTTATAAGAAAATCAAAACATATTCCAATTAAACTTCAAATAAAAACATATCTTAAATATTGTAATATGATTTTAAATCGCAAAAAAAATAAACAACCCATTTATGCATCAGATCACATCATGTTTATGAATAGTTTGTTTGCATTAATGAGATTAAGAATAATTGATGATGATGAATCAAATGGCTACTTAATTATGAAGAAGAAGAAATGATTATTTCGGAAATTTTACATTATATTTTTTTGTTATTTCTTTATCAACCTTTCTTGCATTTCCTCCTAAAATGTACGAATACAATCTCGCATAAGCCCAAGATTGCGGTGTTTGATTTGGCCTTGATCCAGATGATTTATAAGCTCCCTCACCTTTCTTGAATACTTCATCAATGGCTTTGAATGGAATCCCAGTAACCTTTGCAATGTTTCTTTTACTTCTTCCACCTTTCATTTCATCTAATTGTTTTCCATATTTTTTATTGAACTTTATAGTCCATGTTGACTCCTTTTTTGGAGCTGATGTTTTTGGTCTTGGTTTTCCTTCAATAATACTTTTAACTTGTTTCTTTTTTTCTTCTCCCTTTAAATTTCCAACATAACTTTTTGGAACATTTCTTGATTTTCCTTTATATGTTATTTTTGTTTTTTCAACCATTTATAATATTATATAATTTATTTTTCTTTATCATTTAATAATTCATTTATTGGTTTGATATATTGTTGTTCTATATCAACACAATCATCTATTTCATCTTTTCCTCTATCACATCTCCCTCTCTTTCTTATTTCATAAGGTGATGATTTATGTTCCCAACCAACAACTCCATCTTTGCATCTCCACAAATAAAATATTCTTAAATTTGGATTCTTCTTTAATATTTCATTTCCTTTAATCAATTTATTTTCTCCAAAGAATAATGTTGGATATTGTTTTTTAAATATTCTTCTTGTTTTCATTTCAATAAAATAGCTTTCATTGTATTTGTCAAACTCATAATATTCTCCCATTTCCGGATTATTCTTTGATCGGAATAGAGTTCCAAATATATCTTCAAGATATTCATGTATTTCTTCCTCGGACTTAAATCCATATTGTAAATCAATTGATTTTTGTTTATTCATTATATATTATATTAGAAAAAAAATAATCTATAATTTTAACGAAAAAAGTGCAAGGGATAGATTTTGATTTTAAATCATCTATACAAAAATAAATGTTTTAGTTGTTTTATTTTTCAATTCTATCCCTTGCACTTTTTAATCAAAAGAAACAAGAATTGGATTCTCTTTTGTTCCATATCTAATTTTAAGAGATGTCATATAAACTTTCTTAATCAATCTTTTGTTTATAATCTCTCTCTCAACACTTGGAGAAATTTTCGGATTTACATGATTTATTTTCATAGATGATTTATTGTATAATTTACACGCTCTCCGTACTGATGGAATATCTCCCCATTTACATATTGAAATCAAACTATTATAACAAGATTCATGTGAATCAAATGTTGATTCATTCAACATACAATCATTATTGCAATATTTAATAACCTTCTTTGATATTAACATGATTCTCTTTTTCTCACTTATATTTGGTCTTTGTTTTGTTGTTTCGTTCTTTAAGTATTCAATTAATTCAGTTTTATTTTTGATTTGTTTATTGTATTGACAATCATCTATTTTTTCATCTATCTCTCTTAATAAATCACATTTACTTGATGATTTATTGAGATAAATTTTCAACTCTTTGAATATTTCTATAAGATCTTTTTTTGAATGTGTTTTATGAATAATCATTTTTTATAATATATTAAATATTTTATTTTTCTAATATATACATAAAGAATGTCAGAAGTGAAAAGACAAAAGAATGGAGAACTTACAACACCAGAAATCAGAAAATTAATAAAAGCCCATAATGTATTATCGGCGATCAAAATCCCAAAAGGTGCAAAAAGACAAGATATAATTGAATTATTGAAAAAGAAGGGATATATGATAGATCATGAGAAAGCCGAAATGAGACCAATTACAAAGGGAAAAGTTCAGAAAATGAAAGTTATTAGTCAGAAGAAAGCCAAAGAAGTTCTTCCAAAACCAAAGACAGATGCAGAGAAGAAAGAAGCCAAGAAAAAGAGGGAAAAGAAGAAACAAGAGAAAGAAACAGAGGCCTTCAAAAAGCGTGAAGCCCAAGTGAAAGCTCTTGGAAAAGTTGTCGCAAGAAGAAAGAAAGGTGAAATAAAACAACCCAAAAATGTTGTTCCAGAGTTTGAAAATATCAAACAATTAGAAAAATATTTTAATGAATCCATTCAAAAATTCAAGAAAGAAATCACAAAGTTCAGAAATAAAATAAAAGCTTTTGATGATAAAAAAAAAATACAAGATGAAAGGAGAAATATTAGAAAATTAGCGACAAAAAGGATTTTAGATATTCTTGATGCAAATGAAGAATTATTTGAAGATAATGAAGAAAAATATGAAGAACTTGAAACAAGGTTTGAAAAAAGTATTGACAAACCTATATCAATCGCAGCCGAAAAAAGACTTGATGAAATAAAGAAATAATTTATTCTTCATCTTTTTGAGGTTCTTTAACATAACTATTCAAAGCGACTTCTTTTGAATGTCCCATGATATGATTGTCTTTTTCTAATTCTTTTTTTACATCACCATATTTTGATGATAGATAAATTTTTCTTAAAAGAGTTGTTGATATTCTTTTATTTAAATATTTTTCAGAATATTTCAACATGTTTTTTGATAATTCAATTCTTGTTAAAGGTTTTCCAGTTGATGATTTAAACAAAACACCCATTCCATTTATTTTCAAATAATATCTCAATAATTTTTTAACATTTGCATCTTCTATTTGAATTTTTAATTCTTCATATTTTTTTGATGTTTTGTATTTATTTAATACAAAAAACATTCCATTCTTGTGAACTACAAGATAATTGTTCTCTTCTTTTTCTTTGTCACTTAATTTGTTATAAGCTCTCTTTTGAATGGCTTCCATTCCAGCGACATCATTTCTCATTGGATATTTTGAATAAATGGAAAATATAACATACATTTGAAGAAGATTGCGTTCTTTCTTTGTGAGTTCTTCTGGTTTCTTTTTCTTAATTGGTTTCAATTCTTCCGCCATCTTATTTATCATTTCATAAACCTCTTCAATGGTCGCAAAATTCTTTGATTGTTTATCAGATATAACTCCACTTTGTTGTTCTTCTTCATATTTTGAATTGAAATCATCTCTTATTTTTCCATAATCTTTTATTAATTTATCATATTTTTCATCATGATTCAAAGCCATCAAAAGTACAATAATTGCATTCAAGAAATTTCTTTGTGTTGTATAATGTAAGTTTTCAATCTTTTCCATTACATTATCCGGATTATCCAAGAAAGAATAATCATCGGATTCAAACATTTTCTTTAACTTGTTAAGATTGGTTTCATATTGTTTTATGGTTGTTGTTCTTAATTGTGGCCTCGCTTCTTTTATATCTTCACTTGGATCTTTTGAAACTATTTTCATATTTTATATATAAAAATAGATTTTAAATTTAAGAATAATTTTATAAAAAAAAAGATTATTTTTTATCATTTAATTGTTCCATTAATTTTACAATATCTTTTTGAGTTTTGAGAATTGATTCAACATACTTTTCTAATTCTTCAACATGTTTTTTTTGACTTAAATATTTTTGTTTGTAACTTTCACATTTTTTGCATTTTCTCAAACATTCAATTTTCCACATATTTTATATTATTATTTAGAAAATAATTTAAGCGAAATAACAATTCATAACTCCATCTTCAATTGTTGCGACCTTTAAGAGTTCTAAATAACAACGCAAAGTGTATGTGTCGGCCGCAAGATTGGGAGCCTTGTATGTTAATTCAAGACCCTTATTATTTACTCGTTCTCCCTTGTTGAGACGGATCGCAGTCCAATTGAAATTTCCACCAACACCATCATCGGCTCCGGATTGGTCGTGACCTTCAAGTGTGTTTGTCGTTAAAGCGGAAACTCCGTTGTTCTGATATTCATCACGAGTAACCATAGGAACTTGGCCTTCACTCTGTTGAGTTGTGGTGAATAAAAGAGCTTTATTTTTACGATCAACAGAATATTCAAATCGGTCATTGTACCTTAAATTCACAGCTAATTCATCAGCGGTTGGAACAGCCTTCGCAACACCATCGCCATTCATGAGAGATTCTGCGACATAGTTTCCATTCTTCTGTAATGCGAACATAACCTTTGAAACAAGACGACCATTTCCGCCAAGCTGGAATGTCAAGTCGGTGAAATCACCTTGGGGGCCGGTTCTCTTCGCTAAACGATAATCAACATATTGGAAAACAAGTCGCTTGTTCTGTTCTGCATATTTTCTCATAACTTCTCCATCATAAGAAATGGAATCATAAATGAGTTTGCATTCATCTTTATTTATCTGATAATCAACTGTCGCTGTTTCACCTTGGGCGCAACATAGACGACGAGACTGAACTCCACCAGATAAAGATGAAACTCCATCTTGGAATGTAATATCAACATGAATTTCTTCATCAATCATAAAGGCTGGAAGCTGATTCGTCCGGAGGAAGGGGAACAAGTCCGACAGAAAAACAGAATAAACTGGGGCTTCACTAACAGTTTCAGCCGAGGTTGCGTCATGTAATTGGAACGGAAGAAGCTTGAATGTCGCTGCGTCGTTCGCAGTATTTACAACCGGATTTAAACCAGTATCAAGAGTGACTTTTGCGGCGGCGTTCTTGGTGTCATCGGCTTGACGATTATTATCATATAGAGGTTTGTGTGACATCAATCTCTGTGATAAATATTGTTCTCTTTCTTTGTTGTTTTCATTTGTTATGAATAATGATTGATATGCGTGAAAGGTTGAATAATCATCAACTTGACAAATCGTCTTATTTCCAACACGAAGTTCAGCTGACTGAATCAATTGAGATACTCCAATATTTACTGGATAAAATGCAGAGGCATTTGTGAGGGGAGTTACAGCCAAAGTGATTTTTGATTTTGAATGTAAGAATCCAGAAACCCTTGACATTGTGAATCGCATTCGGTTCTGGTTGAAGGTTACTGGATCAATTATATCTGTTGATAAGGTCTGTCCGTACTCCGAAGGAATAGCACCAATTTTGACAAGATCTGGAATTTGATCGGCGGAAACATCTGGCTTTTTATCCATTTTTATATATTTATTTATATAAAAATTATGAAAAAATAAAATAAAAAAAATGTTACTGAATAGAAATAAATTAAGATATTACTTGAACTCCGGAGGTCGCAGACCAAGCGACAACAACTTTTGACTTAATGAATAAATAAGCCGATACTGGATTTCCATCATCAAGTTCGTTTGTCATCTGAATAGAAAATTGAGCTTCACTGAAATCAACACCTTCCGAATCTAACATGTCATAAAGTACTCCGACACCATAGGTCGCTCCGGTGTCCGGAATAAGTCTGTAACCATCATCGGTGTTCGCGTTTACTTTATAGTTACGATTGGTGTTTTCTGGGCCAGCCGATGTTCTGTGATGATCTTTTTCTGGAATAATAGATGATAAGAAACCTTTGATGACTTGGGGATCTACAACAGAAACAACATTTGAATTGGAAAAAATGGATTTGGTTTCAAAATTTTCTGGAAAGCGTTCACCATTACGGAGGAAAGAAATTGTGAGGAGGTCACCAATTTCACCACCAGCATTTCCATCAGCTCCGGTGATTTTCTTGGAAGGCATATAAGTCAAATATCCATCTTGGGTTAAATTATTAACAAATGAAGAAGGAACAAAATTGACAAAAGCTCCAAGAACCTTTGAAAGGCCAAGATTATAATTGATGATAGAATTGGTTGATTCAAGAGTGTTGAAATATGATGTAATAGAATTGAAAACAAAAGCTCCGGCATCTGGTGATGCGTCACCTTCCATCACTTCACATGTTATTTCAATATCATTTAATTCATAAAATGCGTCTTGGATTCCAGCTGTGGTTGCGTCCGCAGAATAAAAGAATTGACTATCTGGTGCGAGGTGAATTTCAATTTCAAGAGGAAGTTTTGAAAGTGGAAGTTTTGAACCTCCAAGAGTGAGGCCGCTTGGGAGTGGAATAGAAAATGGGGAATGGGTTGTGTTTCTTACTACACAATCACGAAACGCACGATAATTCGGCATAATAAGAGCGTTTTCAGATAAATGACCGGCGACATCTTGCATTCCAGCCATGACGGGCATATAAGAAGACATAAATCGTCCATAATGTCTGATATGTTCTATGACTTGTTTTGTTTCAGCGTGACGAAATACAAGTTGATCTATAATTCCAAAAGCTCCGAGTTTGTGAGACGCACGGAGACGACCGGCCGAAGCGTTGTCGGAAACTGGGTGTTCGGTTCCAGACGCATTTCTCCAAATGTTTAACTTTGCATTAAGACGAATAGAACTTAAATCAAGTGTTGCGTTTTGTCTTCCAATCGTCGCAGTTAGTACTGGATTTCCACGAGCGAATGAAACCTTTCCAGAGGCTGGGACATTATTAGCGTTCAAAGTCAAATATTTACTCATTTTTATATTTATACTTATATAAAAATTTTAAGAAAAAATAAATTAAATTAAATCAATAGAAAATAATTTATAGAGATACAACAATTGAATCACCCTTGATACTGATGCGTCTTATGTGATAAATGAAAGCCATGAGAAGTTTATTGTGTTGAGGTGGGAGATCAGTTCCATCGGCTTTACTCTGATTATATAATAGTTGTAACTGATTTGATCTATTGTTTAGATTCGCAACTCCATCATTTAATGCATAAGCTCTTCCAATGACGAAATTTCTGTTGTAATCACAGAAAGACCGAGGAATGATTTTAGCTTGATTAAGGGCCTTTTCTAATTCAATCAGAGGTTGAGCTGAAATGGATTTTCCCTTGTTGATTTTTCCAACATTTACTGGACGAGAAGGAACAAGTTTATCATCAATCACAAATTGATATGAAGTCAACTCATCTATAATTCCAACTTGACCGGAGCGAATTGAATGAAGTCTTCCATCAGTGGCTGCGATTCTTTCTTCATCATAAGTTGCGGCTAAACCGCCAATCAATTCAGCCGTATTCAGTACCTTCGCATCAGTTGGGATAATCAAACATGATTTGGCCCTTGTATTTGTAACATCAAGATTCACTGTCGCATTACGATTGGTGGATAAAAGTGAATGTTTGTAATTGGTCGCCGAATGAATATCAAGTTCAAGTGAGCCACCATCTTTCATTTTCGCCATCATACCGGCTTCATATCTTGAATCAAGTTCAACTTGTTGGACGACCATTTCCATATTGGAAATTTCATATTCAGCGTCATATTGGTTTGTCGGTTGAATACCAACATCGGCTGTGGGATCACCAGATGCGTCAAGTCTCAATCGTTTTGTATCCATAGCGGCCGAGAATAGAATGAAATCGTCTGATGTTACTTCAATTGATGAACCATTAACAGCTTTATTTTTGAAAGCTTCAACGGTTAGTTTGACAAATCCACCACCAGATGGTGTTATATCTGTAATTTTTGGATAAAATTCAGTATCATCAGCAGATTTCACCAATTCTGGCTGAACTTCTGGATTTGTCTTGGAACATATTCCGATGCGTTCACCACGAACAAAAGGACAATCTGCAACACTTCTCATGTTGTTTTGAAGTCCAAGGAAAATTTCAGTTCTTTCAACATCTCCGACTGGAAGAGATTGACCGGCCGCATCTCTACCATGGAAATGAGGGTTCTGTTTCATTCTACGATTACGATTGACGCTGTCTAAAACCTTGATGCAACGAGAAGCGTCTTCAAGGTCAATTTCTATGTATAAACCTTGCGTCATCATTACTGGAAAGATTTTGTCACTATCGGCGAAAATACCAGTATGGATTGGAAGACAAACTTTGGCGGTTGTGAAATCATCATTTCCAAAATCAGATGTTCCAGCTGTGGCTCTCGGGCCATAGTATGGATTGGAGTTAAGGTCAATTAGATTACTTTCCGATGTTCCCTCTGTTCCACGATTAGCTATTGAAGTAACAAGACAACCTTCTTTCAAGGCTCTCATCTTTCTTAAACTTTCATCTTGATTGTAAGAATATTCCATTTGAACTTTTGCATTGTAATCCGCAATTTCTTCAAGTAACACTCCACGATTTCCGGAATAAATTCTTATATTCTTAACCAAACTTTGACCTCCAATAAATGGATCAAGTTGAAGGCGAGTTGGTGTTCCGCCGGTTGGAACTTTTAATTTCACATCAAATTGTAAATATGAATTTTTTCCGTCCATGAACTTAACATTTGGAGGGATTTCAAAATCAACTCGTTTTCCACCATCACCAGCTTTTCCAGAATAACTTTGTCCGTTAGTTGAAGGGACAGAAATTTTTGTTTGCGACACTTTTATCTTGTCATCGTTTCTCCAATAAGAACTCATTTTATAAATATATAATATAAAATAATTAAACAAAATAAAATTAAAAAAAAAACTAATTCTTTAAAAAAATGTGAAAATATAATTTTTTTATGATTCAGATCTTCCAACAGCTTTTTCAATAGTTTGAGAAGAAACTGCGGCTTGTCTTTCACTTTCAATATCACTTGTGGTTTTTTCATCTGTTTCTTCTGCGGCTCTTACATCTCCGTATGTTTCAAGTGCGGTTGAACCAAGTGACAATCCAGCTCCAAGAGCTTCTAAACCAATTCCCAAAGGCCCAGTCCATGCGGTCGCAAGTCCAAGAACCTCTAATCCACTTCCAACTATATTTCCCACATTTCCAACTTTTTGTTCCCAATTATCTCCAAGACTTCCTCGTTCAACATCTTTGTAAATATCTAATGCACCACCAAGACCAGCCGCAGCTCCACGAGCAAATGTTCCAAGAGCTTCTTTGGCTCCGGTTCTTACAACATCGGCTGATGTTTCAATTCCCTTTCCAACATCGGCTGCGGCTTCACCACCTCTCGCCAAAGCTCGTTCACCTTCTGTTGTCGCACCAGTCGCATCAGATACATCGGCGGTGACTTCCGCTGATTCATCAGCGATTGATTGTGCGACAGTCGCTTCGGTTGGAACTCCGGCTGTCGCACCACTTTCAGAAAATGGAAGATTCGCTGCGTCCAAAGTAGTCTCCGAACCAGCTCCGGCTGCGAAACGAGCTGGATCAAGTTCATCTGCATCGGATCCAAGAGCCAATGCCGCTCTTCTTACATCTTCGGCTGTTCTAATATCTCTCGCACTTTCAGCTCCTTCCAATCCAC